AATCTCGCTCGCAGGAATTCTTATATATTTATTCTCATTGTAATAAGCTTGATCGTATGGGTGTTCTTTGTAAAGATGATAAGCGATAGCTTTATCGTTTTTATCATACTCAATCCCCATCTTGATTTTATTACCAGTCTTAGGATTTGTATCATTTAGTTTTTCGTCTAAATGATCTGCCTCTAAAAACTGTAAAGCATAACCAAAAGGATTTGAATTGGTTTTAATATGTCTTACTAAGACTTCACCATCTCTAGCTAAAGCTTCAATAAACATTTTTTGACAATCTAAAAATGAAAATCTACCATTTAAAGTACAATTTCCTTTTTGTGACCACTCTTTAAAAGCTGATTCAATTTTTTGATTGGCAAGCATATCTAAAGAACCATCGTCATTTCTTGCTTTTGAACTAATTTTTATTCCATGGTGTCCAACAACATTAGAAATCATTAAATTTAAATATCTATTAACGTATGGATCATTTCTGGCTAAATCTCTAGCTCTATCTCTTAATATTCTTAAATTATTTTTTATTTCTGCATCTGCAGAAGTAGACGTTGTGTAAAAATCCGAAAACAACCTACCTCCGCTTGCCGCGGTATATCCTCTTCTTCTTAGTGGTTGTGATTTTTTTGGACTTCTGTTAAAAATATTGTTGTACCATGCCATATTATTTTAAATCTGTAATGTTATCGTAATAAGTTTTTTTTCCGAAACTTACAAGTATTTCGTTGCCTGAAGGTTTTTTATTTCTTACTCTATCTCTTTTAACTTCTCTTAGATACTCTGCATTGTATCTATCTCTAAATACTAATAACTCGTCTATAGTCATTCTAGACAAGGATCTTCCAGCAATCGACATTGAAGACTGATCCATAGAAGCTCTATTTTCAATAACAGCCTCAATAGCATCTAGTACTTTTTTTGCATGACTTCTTAAGTCTGCTGTAGATGTAGCAAGGTTTTCTACTAACTTTGTTCTTCCAAAATCAACTCTTACTCTTTCGCTATCAGAAGTTCTTGTAATATAAGCATCCCATTTATATTCACTTACAGAATAATTTGCAGTTACAGAAGAATCAACTTCTATAAAATAATTATCATCTGATTCTGTTGCTGTAATAGTAAATGAATTACCACTACCGCCAGAATCGTGTTGAAATCTATATGTTAATGAATATAAGGATGGGTCGTATATATTTGCAAGATCATCTCTTCTCCATGCCCATCTATCGCCAACAACTAAAGTTTCAGGCTCCTGCTCTGGATAGTTTGATCTATCGAATTTATTGTTCATAAATTAAATAAAGTTTTTTTTAATTTTAAAACTATTTTTAACTTATTTATACAACAATTCTTATATTAATTACAAATTACTGTTTATTAATTTTTTATACTCTTGGGGTGTTAAATTATTATTTTCAAGTATTTTGTTATCGCTAGGGTGATAATTCAAGTTATTAAAAGAATCTATTAATCCTAATTCTAGCATTTTTTTTTGTCTACCCATAGGGTGATCTTTTATTTTGCAACTAGACCATATAGCATCTCTATTTAAATGGTCATAATGTACACCTGGCTTTATGTAGTTTTCTACCCATCTTATAAAGTCACAACAAACATCTTCAGCGTTATATGGTAACGAATTCAAATCTTCGTATATTTTTATCATAATATTGTCTAAATGATCTGCTTTTTTTACATTTTTTGGTTTTTCTGCTAAATAGCTTATACACTCAACAGCATTTGTACCATAGTAGAATAATGAGCTTCTATTTATATATTCAGGAAACCAATCTGCAATATCTGCTAAAAAAGCAGCATATTGGAACCTAAAAGCATTAAAACCATTACTTTTGTTCCAATTGAACATAAATTCGCCTATTTCTCTAAAATCTCTACGCTTTTTTGTAATAAAATCACATAAATCATATATAAGTATGTCAGCATATTCGCATAAATAATAGTCACCCGATCTTTTATAACTACTATTTATAGGCTTTTTAGGAAATTGTGGAAACTGATAACCTACTGAAGTATAAAAAGCTTTATCGTAATTTTTGATTTTTTGCTTTATATCTTCTATATTTTCACAAGTATTTAGGTTAAATAAGATAGTATTATGATAACCAGATGGTATTTTTGCATAATTTATAGCGCTTCCTGTTATTCTGTGCACCAAAAATATATATAACCATGTTTCTAAGCTTAATTTTTTACCTGACCATTGTGAAATAGCAAACTTACGCTCATCTGAAGCCATGTTTGCTTTTATTTTCCTTATGTAAGGGTGTTTATCACTATTATTGTAAAAAATATCATTTATTATTTGTGAAAAACCAGCATATTTACGCTCCACAACATCATAAAGTTGCACATTTTGCATTAAATCGTCGTTTATATATACATCTTCGTGTTTTCTTATACCTAGGTTACAATTTTCTTGTTGTATTGATGCTAAATTATAGTATCGTTTAAATTCTTCATAATATTCTGTTACTTGCATGGCCAACCCCTATAACTATCAATTTTATCGTAAATCGTTTCGTCTTTTAATGTAGGTTCTTTACCAACATTCCAAAATAATATGTTTTTATTAGTATCTTTAGGTATATAGCGCCAAACTTTAGCATCATAAGTTCCAATACTAGGAAATGGTGGCATTTCTTCTTTTTTTACAGGTTTTGTAAATGCTTCTGGCGCAGATATAACTTTTGCTCTTCCAAGTTCACCTTCTTTCATGTTTCTTGATACTGCAACAGCATAAAACTTAGCATTAGGCCAAGCTATTTGTAGAGATCTACTTAAAACGCCTGTTGATATTGCAGTCCAAACTTCATCAGGTTCAGGTATTTGTGATGCTACTTTTACTAAAGCTGATGTAACTAGCAGGTGTTTTAAACCTAATGGAATAAAAAAAGCATCATTTTGATCTGCCCAAATCTTTGCAATTCTATTTAAGTTAGGCATTGCAGCAATTCTATGGAATTCATAATCACAACCTTGCTCAATGCAGCAAGCTTGATGATAACTTATCTGCTTGCTACTAGGCATAAAAAATCTAACTTTCTTATTATGTCTTTTTGCAACCTCAAGAATGCTTACACCAGCCAAACCAGTTCTAGGTACAACATAAGCAATAGTATCTTGCTTTATTTTACTCATTAATAAATCTGCACCTCTAACTTTTGTTCCTGTTGTTAGATCATCTCTTATTACATTAACTCCTTCAAAGTTTTCTATGACTGGTTTAGGATTTGGATCTTGCCAATTTCTAGATAACCAAAGGTGTATTCTTTTTGCTTTTTCGTAAGAGTAACCTAAAGTATCTTTGTTAATATTATCAATTATGTGGTTATCATGACTCATCTAATATGTCTCCCCATTGATTTCTTCTATAATACATAGGAGCAATATGAACACTAGAATTCTGTTCCATAATTTGCTTAGCATATAATTCTGGATCCATTTCATACCAATACTCAGGTGGTTGTACTACATTTTCATAGTTATGTTTTAGATACTCAATCCATCTTTTTGTCAAAATATATCTTTGCTCTCGTGATCCAAAAAAAGGTGTATCATTGTAATATCCGGTTTTTGGAATACGTCTTTGTTCGTATTCTACAGGAACAGGAGTAGCTATTTCAACATCTATATTAAATTTATCTGATATTTGATGAGCCTTATTAATATATTCATTAAGCATAGAGTTTATATCATAATTATGTCTTAATATGTGATGTCTAATATCTACAGAACCAAAGCATAGAGTTACTCTTTCTACTTTATCAGTTATTTCTATGCTATCCATAAAACTATCAAAATCATATTTAAGTGCACCATGTAATGTTTTTCCATCCATTCTTAAAATCATATCTTTTTTCTTAGCAAAAGCAATTGAATGAGAATCACCTATTGTTATACCTTCGTGATGTTCTAAATCACTATGTTTTAATGATGTAATTTTTTTACACATAGAAGATATTTTGTTACACCAATCTTTTGTAATAAATTCACACGTGCTAGAGTTTCCTATTCTTTTTGTAAACATTTCTCCAAAATCTGGCATATCATGATCTAGAGATATTATTTTCGTTCCTTGATCTATGCACATAAGCAAAATATTAAATTTTTTATAAATATCATTGTTTAAACCACCAAAAAGATTTAGCGATCCATTAAAGTTGACACCATGATCTATATATATAGTATTAGCATCTATTAAACCTGCGTCACATTTGTAATTTATTTCGGCTTTTAATAAATTCCTCCAATGACTAGCCCAACCATATACGTGTGATTTTTTACTAACAGGAATGTTAGCAAGTGGATTAGTGATATATTTGTTCATAATTAACCCCTCCTTTTTTTAATATATCTTTTGTTAAAGCAAAACTATCTATCCATCTTAATTCTGATTCAGGATTGCAAGATGCATAAACTTCTTTTATTCCAACTTGTACAATACCTTTTGCACATTCGTGGCATACACCTAAACCATATACATATAGTTTAGCTCCTTCCAATGATAAACCATTATGTGTAGCATGATAGATACAATTCATTTCCGCATGAACAACGTATTTATATTTTGTATCTCTATTTTCATATTTTTCAATACTATCATCAAACCTCCTTGGGAAGCCGTTATAGCCTTGGGAAATAACTTGACCTTTATCACCTATTGCTACAGCTCCGACTTTTGTAGATGGATCTTTGCTCCAAGATGAAATTGCCTTTGCTAAAGACATATAACGACGATCCCAATTATTCACTTGATTCAACTAAATCAAAATGCTTTTCATACACATGTAAGTTTTGTACTTGCCATATGGGCCAATGGATACCATATCCTAGTTCTTTTTCTAATCTTTGTAGAACATAATATTGCCACGCAAAATCATTTTTAAAACCATAAACAGCATCATTAGATCTCATTTGTACAACTGCTTGTAACATTCCATCTCTTACATAGTAAGTTACAGCATTAGTACATATAAAATCATTTTTACCATTCTCTTCAAACTCTTGCCAAATAGTAGGTCTTGTATAAATCATAGTAGCTCTTCTAGAGAATGGATCATTCTTCAATTCATATAAAACATTATCAAATTGTGATCCATAAATAGCATCGTAAATTAATTTCCCATAGTTAGAATTAATCTCACCGTGTTCATTAGCAGTATTTTTCCATGCTTGTGGTATAGGTTCATATTTTAAGTCATTAATATTTGTACTTCTAGATTTATACCAATCAATCTCAGCATTTTCATACTCTTCATTGTTTTTACCAAAAATAGTTATATCATCCGCATAAAATGAAGCTCCAATTATCTCAATAACATTTCCTCCATTTCTATCTTTAACAAACTCTTCTTTTAGCAGTTTTGTACTAAATTGTGCTCTTATATCTTTTACTGTATTCATTTGTTAAATATATCCTTAGTTTTATCTTGACCATCAAACTCTTTGCGTAAATATGTAACAAAGAATGATGCATAGTTAATAAGATCTTTTGCAGAATCTTCTAATGATTCAAAGTTAGGATTTTTGCCTGATTCTGCAGCTTCTAATACGCTCCACATACGAGTTGTTTTAGTATGTATCATTTCCATGATAGACAATACCCCTCTTGGGTAATAGTCTATTTGCTTGATCCTAGAATTAGGATTTTGGTAATCATTAGATTTTTGAATTTGTAAAGCAACACATTCATTGATAACTTTAACTGGTTTAGGAATTGAAGATTTCATCTAAGTCTCCTGTATTGTTTGAATGATCTGGAGCAGTCCAACCTTCTGGTTTAACCAAATCAGGAAGTCCTTCCATTTTATAAGTTCTTTTTTTATTTTCACCAATAACTTTAGACATGTTAGCCTTGTATACATCATCCCAAGCCTTATCAATATCTATTCCTAAAGTATCAAGAGTGCCAATAGTTACGACTAATATATCAATTAATGCATCTACTAACTCATTGGAGTCTTTGCTTTGATAAGCTTTAACAAGTTCTGTATACTCTTCTTTGATAAAGCCTAATCTAAAATCAAGATAGTGCTTTTTTGTTTGTGTATCTGCAGATTTAATAAACTTAGTTATGCCATAATGCGCGTGCATAAGCTGTATATCTTCAAACATAATCCCTCCTTAATTGGATTTTAAAATTTTATTAGACCATGAAACTATATAAAAGTAAACAGTTTTATTATTTCCATTTATAAATCCAATCGTTTCGAACAGGTCTCTTTCCTACATCTTTAACTTTTTCTGTTTCACTAGTATTATCTTTAATATTTTGTGCAATCTTCAAATAATTAGGTTGTAGTATATGCAATGCTGCAAAACCATAAACCATAGTGTCTAAGGCTTCATTGCGATTATTAATTTTTACCCAAGCAAACTTCTTTCCGCCTTTTGTATACTTGATTATTCTTTTCTCACTTGTTAGTTGCTTAAAGTATTCTTCGTCAACATGTGCAGGAAAATGTATGGTTTCTTCTTCTGCTTTTAATCTTGTAAATATAACTTCTTTTGCTGAATCAGTTCCTACAGCGTACAAAATATTTCTATTTTTCCCAACATAAGATGGCCTATTAATAATTGGTTGATTTGATAAACTTGAACCTTTAATTGGAAAAACTTTGCGGTGTATACGTTTTGATGCATAGGCATAAACTTGTTGTGTATGATGACCACCACTATCAACACATGTGCATACTACTTTTAGTTTTTTATTATCATCTCTTCTGTATATATGGTTTAAATAAGCATCTAACTCTAACCATATTGGATTAGAAGATGGATCTCCGTAAATAACTCTATAATCTACAACCCAACATTCATTATTATCTCCCCAACCTAAAACTTGAGCTTCAAGTCTATCTCCTTGTACGTCAACGCCACAAGTTAAGAGTAAAACATCGTTGGGTATATTTGTAGGATCGTAAGTTTCTCTTTTTTGCATTAACTCATGATGCTCTATACTTTCACCAGGATCATCAAAAGTTCTTCCTAATGCTGTATTGACCCAAGTCTTGAGCATTTCAGGTTGTTTTTTAACTTCATAAAAATCTATAGCCATTTCTTTCCAAGTTCGCCATGGACTATAAAGCTCAGATATGTGAAAGCCTGCTACTTTTTTAGTTGGTTTAGTTGCTATCCATTCGCCATTTAGTAACATCCATTGCTTCTTATTTTCATCTATAGCAGATTCACAATGAATACAAATATACTGAGCTGTTTCAGGTTTACTTTTTTCCCATACTATTTGCTCCCATACTAATCTTTGTTTTTCATTACAATTAGGACAGGGCACATGAAAGTAACGTTTATCAGATTCTTCGAATGCAACGTCTATTCTAGACATGCCTTTAATAGTAGGTGTGGATGTAATAAATATCTTACGGTTCCAGAAAGTTGTTGTTCTTTTCATAGCAAGACTTATAGGATCTCCTTCTGCTCCAGCTGAGGCTTCATAACGGTCTACTTCATCACAAAGCAAGATCCTAATAGGTCTAGAGGCTAAACCCGAAGCAGAATTACTACCGAC